TAGGTAGCAGCCACGTAAGTCTTACCAGTACCTGCTGGACCTAGAATAAAGACTTGGCTGTACTCTTTCATAGCATCTATAAGAAGCTTCTGGTTATCTGTCTTAGGGACTAGCCCAGATGTCTGCTTCTTGTCAGAGTTTTTATAGTTAGTCTTACGTCTAGTTCTTCTTGGCTTATCTGGGAAGTCATCCATCCGTAAGCAGTTCCTTTAGATCTGTATAACCACCAATATAATTACCCTCGTTGTCAAAGATCTGAGGGACTGTCGTGATGCTAGACCTCTTCAATAAATACAGCAGCCACTTACTACTCTTAGACTGGATGTTGTACTCTACGTACTGAATGTTCTTAGCCTTTAGTAAAGCCTTTGCACTATCACAGAAGTTACATTGGCTAGTGGTTAGCATCACGTACATCTCTTCTCCATTTTAACTCATGTACTAATTTCTTTTGTTCGTACTCAGACATAATAATCCAGTCACGAATCTCATCTACTGTTCGTTGGCACCCTATGCAGTAGCCATCTTCTATCCGACAGACTAATACACAGGGTGACTCAACAGAACCTACTTGTTTCCTACGGTTCCTACTCACACTGACGTAGACCAGTTGCAGGATCGAAGTAGCAAGCACCACCTTCTTCTACGTAGTCCTGAGTTTCCTCTACTACTGGCTCCTCTGCTACATCCTCAGAGTTAGATGCGTTAAGGATACCGTAGCGTTTACCCGCAGCCCTGAACGTTGTACAGCCTGAGGCACCACCATCATAAGCATCCATGTAGACCTGCTTGAACTCTTCCCATGTTACATCATCACCTGTGTTACAAGTCTTAGAACAAGCTGAGTCCACAAAACGTGATGCCACATTCAGAACTTTGACGTGGTCAAACACTGATAGCTCATCAGCAGTCTTACCCTTCACACCAAACACACGGTATCCATAGTCTTCTACTCGCTCAACCTTTGGACCGTCGAAGGTTTGGATAGTTCTATCGTAGTAATGACTGAAGACTGGCTCGATTCCTGAGGATACGTTATCGGCTGACAAGCTGATAGTTCCTGTTGGCGCAACTGATAGAAGGTGGCTGTTACGAATGCCATGCTTGCGAATGAGATCACGAATATCATCAGGCAGAGACTTAGCAAAGTCAGAGTCAAGATACTCTTCAGAATAGAGAGGAAACTTACCTTTCTCCAAAGCAAGAGAAACACTTGTAGTATATGCGACATCCCTAATAACTCCCATAATCTCTTCAAGAGTTCTTAAGAAACGTTCACTACCATACTCAAAACCTAGTGCCTCGATAGCATTTGCTACACCAGTGACACCAAGACCCATACGTCTTTTACTCTTAGCTTCTTCCTCTTGTTCTTTTAGTGGGTAAGTTGCTCTATCTACGACATTATCCATAGCTCTTACGACATGAGGAATATCATTACGTAGTTGGTTCGTATTGAAAGTAAACTTACCATCGTGTTCTACTACGTAGCGTGTCAGGTTGAATGAACCTAGTAGACATGCACCGTTGGGTGGTAGTGGCTGCTCACCACATGGATTCGTAGCAGCAATAGTCTCAGTGTACCAAAGGTTATTCTTCTTATTAATACGATCAATAAACAAGATACCTGGTTCAGCCCAGTCCCATGTACTGCGAAGGATCTGATCCCATAGAGCACGTGCACTTACAGTCTTATAAATGCGTCCCTTGAACTTAAGGTTGAAATCATTGTCTTCTTTTACTGCTTTCATGAACTCGTCAGTCACACCCACTGAGATGTTGAACTGTGTTAGTTCAGTGCTGTTATTCTTAGCTGTAATAAACTCTTCGATGTCTGGGTGATCTACCCGCAGGACACCCATCTGTGCACCACGGCGGTGACCAGCAGAAGCAATAGTTCTACACACAGCATCAAAGATACCCATGAAAGAAAGAGGACCAGAGGACTTAGAGTCCAGAGACTTAATGAGCGTACCACGTGGGCGCAGAGTAGAGAAGTCGTAGCCGATACCACCACCCAAGCGCATAGTCTCTGCAGCACGTCTTGCAGCTTCCATGATACCATCCATGCTATCTTCAATAGTCATAGACACAAAGCAGTTATAAGGTGTTACACGGCGAGGTGCACCCATAGCAGACTGTACACGTCCAGCAGGTAGGAAACGCTGGTTGTATAGAATGTTACGGAAGTTATTGAAGTGTGCCTCGTCATCCTTAAGAGCTTCAGCTACACGTGTCATTGCCTCACGAAATGTCTCGCCCTTCGAGCGGTACTTCATTGCGTGAATCTCTTCAGAGATAGGTAGTGTTGGTCCGTACTGTTGGTCTTGTGCTGTCATATCTTTCATCTGTTGTCTCCCGATCCTTTTAATTTTCCACGTCTTTGTCTGTCATCTAGCTTCATGATGTTTAATTTCATCACGTCTTGCAAACCCTGTCCGTATAGATTTGCTAATGCGGTAGTGTAAAATAACACGTCACCTAGCTCATGTAAGATCTCTTCATTTGCGAAACGAGTACCATCCCGCATAAGCTTCTTGACCTTCTCTGCTACCTCTCCTGTCTCTCCCACGAGTCCAAGGATATTTTCTATCAGGCGTTCCTGATCTTCAGTAAGTATCTTCTTCTCTACCCACTGAGAGTATTCCTTTGGGTCTACAGTCTCTTTGTCTCCAAAGTTATCGTAGTAACCAAAACTCTCTAAGTCATCTCCACTCAGCATTCTTCTACTTCACACTCCTCTAATATCACATCGTCTATATCATATATAGCTATAGAAATAAGTTCTTCTATAACTCTTTCCATATCTGACAAATCAGCCTCGATGAAGTTAGCATCTGGGTCAACTGTCAGACTTAGTCTTACCTCAAACTTCATAGTCAGAATCCCTAGTTATATTCTTATTGTTGTACAGGTCAACCATATTCTCTCTTTAATCTATCTAAAGATACAAACTCTGGTTCGTACACACCGTTCTCTATCTCACGTTTAATTATGCATCCCTTCCACCATTCTAGATTAGACTGTCCAGCCCATCCTTCCTCGCCGCCCTTGAAGCAGCCCGCCACCAGCCCGATAATCGGATTAGGGTGTGCAGAATCTTTAAAGTACATAGACCGCTTGTGACTATGACCACAAGTGGAAGAATGATTCCTATTTTGTAAGAGGGTATAAGCATGGTGAACGCCAGACATAGCTGTCCCAAAATTACCACTAGAAAAGAAATGAGCATATGAGACACCATCGTAGTCAGCGATTGCGGGGGCCGAGTTATGGTATTCATGGTACTCGTCGAACCAGTGGTCCGTTTGAAGATGCCCGAAGGATATCCCGTACTTGTCTCCCTGTAGTCTGGGATCATGTGAGATAGCTTTCTTAACTCTATTCTCGTGGTTTCCTTCAAACCCAATCCAGAACGGCTTCTTATATTTCCTGACACTAGGTTTCTTACGTAGGCGATCCATTGCTTCATTATAATGCTCCACATCTTTCTCGTAGTTCTGTGAGACAATAGCTTCTGGGTATCTGGTGTCGAAGCTATTAAGTGATTTCATATCGGCACCATCGCCTAGGTCAATCACGTATGTAGGGTTGATGTCATATATTAATTCACCTAATAGATCAAACCTGTCATTAGGAACACTTGGATCTGAGTGAGCGCAACTAAATACGATTGCTGTTTTAGTAGACATCTTCTACCACCTTTCTAGTTTTCTCTAGGATATCTTCTTTGGTATTTCCATATGCGTCAATTACGAAAGGCCCAGTCTTATCTAGTCTGTATATATCATCTATCGCATCTGACATTGAACTGTAAAAGTATTCTTCTTCGAACTGCTCACCAGTTGAACACCATCGAGCAAGACAGAGATTCCATATCCGTCCTTCGTCATCTGAGTAGGGACCACGTTTAATCTGTAGGATCTCTACCTCTGGTTTGAATAGGTCATTCATCTTCTGTCTCCTCTAACCATTCATCAGGTATAACTTTATCAGCGTACTTGAATCCGTGTTTCTTACACCAGTCCCCATAAGAACTCTTAGCACCTTTGTATAACTTAGCTCTACTATTATCAAAGACAAACCTAATATCTAACTCTGGGAACTGCTTCTTGATCTCTTTATGTTTGCGTCTATCTACAGAAATGAAGCGGCCCTTAGTTTCTATTATGATACCGTTAGCTAGTACAAAGTCTGGCGTGTAGGTTCTTACTTTCAGATCCACCCATTTGATCTTCTCTTTCTCGTAGGTGAACTTGACTTTCTTTTTCTTCAGGTAAGCAGCCGTGTCTTCTTCAAGACCTGACCGATACCCAGCCTGTATTCCTCTGAATCTATTCTTGTTGTAGGCCACCAGCAAACTCCAAGTCTTCAGGAACCATTGGCTTCTTGACAATGTCTGTTAGAAAAACAGGACGATCAGAATAAATAAACTTACGTAGTCCAGGGTAGCACTCCTTCTTAAAGTCACAGTAAGAACATGTAGTGGTAAGCTTCTTGTTACCTTTAGGGTTCTTAGTTGATTGAGGAACAGGATCGAAGCCACGCTCTGGTGGTTCCTCTGAGGCTACCATCTCTTTGAGGTGCGCTACGTGTTGTTCCTTTTCTTTCATCTCTTCAGTGAAGTCATAGATGTCTAAGCAGACGTGACCATTCACCTTATCAATAACCAAGAAGCCACCATGAGTTTTGTCTGTTACCTCTGGATCATCCTTGGCTGCGTACACATAAGAAGATAGCTGAGAGATATAACCGAAGGGATCATCTTCTCTAAGGTTACCATCCTTGAACTTCTTAAATGCGAAAGGGGATGCTGATTTAACATCAATAGTCATACCATCAATGACTGCATCACGATGACCTTTGATACCGTGCACATCCATGCGTGTCTGCATACCAGTCACCTTGTGGCCTGATACTGCTGCAAGGGTAAGCACTAGCTCTTCAATCATGTCACCATAGAAAAACTTTAGTAAGGCTGCTGGCGGTAGGGATTCCCCTTGGTCTGTCTTGTTGACCTTGTACCACAGCTTACGTTCACATGTTGTGCCAAGAGCAGATAGAGATAGATAACCTCTAGGTTCTTGTGGCTTAGAGAAACGTTGCTCTGCCATACTAGAGATGTTGTTTGCCATCCAGTCACCAAGAGCTTTATCCCAGCCCTTGTACCCAAGGATTGTTTGCTCGATGTCTTCTACTAGGGTGTCTATCTTTTTCATTGTTATCTCCTCTGGTGGGGTGCCCCCACCCAACTAAGGGAAGGGGCGTTCGCAACACACATACACAACAGAAAGGTGAGGTGTCCTAGAAGGGGATAGCGTCATCCTCTACAGGCTTCTTAGCCGCTACCTTCTTCTTAGAAGCATCCTCTTTTTTGGCTTCTTTTGAGGAGTAACTGGACAAGTCCTTGAAACCACCTGACGAACCACCACCTTCTGATTCGTACTCAACGTGATCTACTACTTGTACAGCTTCAAGACGTGAGCCAGTACGCCCTGAATTACCAGCGGGATAAACCGCTACACGAACAAGACCTGTGGAACCGTTACCGATGTAACCATCCATTTCGAAATCCCAAGGTTGTCCTTTAACATTCGCAACGGCAGGTGCTCCACCTTGCCAATCGAACTTACCTTTATGTGGACGAGCAAGCGTTACCTTTGTACCACCTTCGACATCGTGCATTGCTTTAGCGCAGCCAGAGTCTTTAAGCTTCTTAGCATTGTCGTCGTCCATGATGACAGTGATCTTGTACTCACCATCCTTCTCTTCATTCCAAGCCGCACGATCCCGGTTGTGTTCAAATACTTTTGCCCACTCTAGTGTTCCGAAGATTTCTACGATTTGAGTTTTAGATTCTTTAGCCATGTTATCCTCTTAAGGTTTATTAACTGATTCGGTTTGTATCATTAAGGTTTAGTGGGTGTCAAGCCAATTCTTTCCAACATCATAAGAACCTGGTGTTGGTATCTTAAACCCTAACTCTTGGCCTACCTCAAGCATACAGTCTGCCTGAAGTTTGCCTAATGCTTCTGCTTCTTCCTTTGTTCCTATCACCTCTGTTTGGTACTCGTCATGAATGAAACCTACTAGCTTGAAGTTGATGCCTTGCTTCCTAGCTTCCGATGTCCAGCGTAAGAGTGTGTGCTTCATGAGTACACTCTCAGCAGACTGAAGGATACCAGCCAGAGCTTTATGCTCAGAGGGTATAATAACCTTACGTCCATCGTAGCCAGTGAAGTATCCTTGTTCTCCAACAGCAGGTATTAGTTTGTTCTTTAGCTGGGCTAGACCATCAATAGACTTAACGAAGTTATCTCTAGCTTGTGAAGCCTGACGTTGGTTAACCTTCAGGATCTGTGCAGTCTTAGCTACACCAGCACCTAGTAGCCAAGCGTAGATAAAAGTTTTTGCCATGTCCCGTGTAGCATGGTTAAGTCCCAGTGCACGTTTGTTAACGTTGTGGATATCTGTTTCATCTTCTTTCTTACCTTGCATAATAGCTTGCGCATACTGATCTGCATCAAAGTATCTCCATAAGTAATCTGCTAATACACGAAGCTGGATGCCATCAGCGTCAGTCCCCACCAGCCAAGAGCCAGAAGGAGTAGTCCAACAAGCACGTAAGTGTGAATCATATTGTTTCTTTACCTCTTCAACTGCTGTCTTTGGTTCACCATGAAAGGCTGATGGAATGTTAGCTGTGTTTGGTGCGTTGTGTGCGCAGCGTCCAGTCCATGCCCCGATGTTATTGATAGTCCCATGTATTCTACCATCCTCTCCTACTTGCCCTAACCACTCTACAAGAGAGGAACGCCTACCTTCTAGGGTCAGCCACTTAGCCAAAGCCTTTGCCCCCTCAGGAGCGTCCTCAGGCAGTGTGCTTAGGTTATCCTCTGATACTTCCCAACCATAAAAATCTAGGTGTTCTTTCTTTTCATTGTAGAACTCTTGGGACATCGAGGCAACTGACTTACCGTATGGGTCACCAACAGACAGACGATCAAACTTCTGGAAGGTCTTTGTCTTATCGACAGGTTTCCATCCAGCATTCCATAAAGCTTCTACTCGATCTTTCGGAGAACCTGGTTTGAAGTCAATCCAATCAAAGCACATCAGGTCTTCACCATCTACCTCAACCAGTGCATACTTATCTCTAGCCTTCTTAACAGAGGACATCTCGTCCCCATCTTTCTTGAGGCGATACTTGATTGTGTTGACCAGTGTAAGCTTGGGCGGGAAGTCTACTTGGAACTGTTCTTCTAGTTCTTTCATCTCTTGCTGTACACGTTCAAGTAAGAAGGCTGCCTTGTTAGAATCAAATGCGAAACCATAGTACTTAGTACGTACCAACTCTACCTGTAGGTCATGCTCTGCTCTCATAGCTTTGCGCCAATCAGGATCGTAGATGTACTTAGAGAAGTGATCGTGTAGTGCCTCAGTAGTATCTAGGTCACCTAACCAGTACTCAACCATCTCGTCAGAGAAGTTCTCAAAGTCATGGAAGTCACCCTTGTATACACCAAGACGTATACCCCACGCCTGTAAGCTATGTGGTTTGCTTGTACCTTTAGGTGCTGGAATATTATAATGAATCATACGTGATATGAGTAGTGTATCTATGATCTTCTTAGGATCAATCACTCTAGTACCAAGCAGACGGTTCAACTCAGGGCCATCGAACTGTACGAAGTTATGCCCGACGATATAATCTAGAGACTCATACCACTCGATGGCGGCAGCCTTAGCCACTGGATCTTCATGGCACTTCTCAAACTTGTAGACTTCACCTGTCTTCAAGTCCTTACCACCACAAAGCCACAGCTTGTCACTACCAACAAGAGTGTTTGTCTCAATGTCACTTACTGCTATCTTCATACCTGAA